TTGATAGTCATAACAAGAACAACCACTAAACTCATCTATCGTTGGCGTTGGTGGCGTTGGTTGTGATAATGTCCCTTCCAACTGAACCTTGTAGTATTTGGTATTTGATGGGAAACTAATTCCGTGTTCTTCAATATTCGGAGCACCAACCCCAAGATATACTACCTGTTGTTCCGCCCAATTAGACGGGGTTTCCCAAAATCCATCGTAGTAAGAACAATTTGGTCTTGTTCCACATAAGTCATAAACATTATAAGTTCTACCTGTTGATATTACACTATCGTTTTCATTATAGAATGTGAATAACGCAGAATATACTTGGCGACTATCTAAATCACTAGTGGTGTCTGTATAGTTTAACGCCGCTAGTGTGGCATTATCCGTTTCCCTGATATATCTTGTTCGTGGGGAATTGGTGATAAATCTTGAATACCCTGAATTGAATGCTGTATTCCCTGTAAGATAAAATCTACTGAAGTCGTAGTTCTTACCATTAAACCATTCCTTAACCCCGTTGTAAGCATAATTTACATTTGAACGAACATTCGGCTCACCCACATCATTATTTCCATCATAAATGGTTATAATCCCGTTTGGTGTTGTGGCATATTCTTCACCAACCTTGATGGAATACACAATCATATTATTATCCAAATAACCCCACGCTGAAGTGTGTAATGGTGTTGAACCACTACAACCAGCATTAACAGGTTTAGAATGGGTGTAATTTCTTAATATGGGGGATATATCAACTTGACCCCAACCTTCAGAAGACGGGGTAATCTTTAGTTGTGCTACTTGTCCGTCCTGCTCGTCAGAACCTTCTTGAATAAACACATCAACGACATATCTGTATTTGTATTTATTCGGGTCAGTAGCTCCCGTTGAACTAAACTGAAATACCAAGTTGGAATAACTTGGCTCTATTGTATTTGGTTGTGCTAAATATGTAATCATTATCCAATAGCTAAATTAAATGTCTTTTCATCAAAAACTCGTAAGCTTTCTATTTTATCATATACATCTTGTGCTGCCACTTCAACAAATCTTTCGTCTTGTAAAAGCTCTTCAACATATCTGTTTATATTATTTATTAACTGGTCGGTGAATAGTGGTATTCCTGCGTATCCTGCTTTGAATAGATTTTTCCTAACAGCAAACGCCACACCCTTTGCTTGTGATGGTGGTATTTGAAACTTCTTTGAAGCCCAGGGTATTAAGTTTTCTATCAACTTTGAATATCTGGCTTTCTGTCCTGCTTGTCTTTCATCGGGATAGTATCTACCACCGCCAGGCCACGAACCACCTTTACCACCTGTTATACTTTCAGCCAAATCAGAATACACATATTCAACACCATAGTCGTTCATTAGAATAATAAGTTCTTCATCAACAATTCTGTAATCAACACTATCCCTTAATGAACCTGTGCCAATCGTGTTGTATGTCCCCTTCGGCATATCTCCCCTTTTGGTAAATCTACTACGGGGGGTTGCCATTTCCTTCTTGATAAGTTCTACAACTCTACGACCTAATATGTTTAATAGTTCTTCCATCTTTAGTATGTGTTTCTACCTAATGTCGTTTGGAATGTGTTTATTATTGAAGACATAGTTGATATTTCACTACCACTTAATTTATTACCGATAGTGGAAAATATTATATTTAACGGGTTATTTGCTGTTTGTCCGTTTCCATTTTCACCACCTAAAAACATAGTTCTATTTACCAGTTGTGGTGTTTTAACATCATTTATCACACTAACACCATTTTTATATCCTATCGTATTTGTTCCCGTAGTTGATACGACAAAATTACCAATACCTATATCTGTTGATTGTGTATAAAATGATAAACCACTACCAACAGAACAATAAAAACGACCCGTTGTTGAATAAGATGTATAAATACCTGCTTCCACACTTCCATCATAAGCACCCATAGATGTATGTTGTGCTTGTTCGTTTGATGTTGTATAAATTGAATAGTGTTGTTCGTCTGTTGAACTTTGTTCTACACTTGGATTAAAATATGTGTTGGCATAATGGTTAGGGTCAGTATCCACTTCCATACCTGATGATGAATGCGTCCAACCTGCCGTAAATGTTAAACGGAATGCCGCATTAGTATCTAATGGATTTATTGCGTTAAACTTATGTGATGCCGCAGTTCCACCCAGTACTGGATACATCGCTTTTATTTTGCTGTAAATACCATTTGATTTTAATGATGTAAATAATGTATCAGTAGCCGCAGACATCGTAGCATCTACACTACCGCCAGCACTTACAACCGCTTCCAAGTATGCCGCAGCATCTGCGTCAAAGGCAGGTGGTGGTGTTGAACTTGGTGTGGGTGTTAAAGTCGGTGTGGGCGTGGGCGTCGGCGTAGTGGTAGATGTTGGCGTAATCGTTGGCGTCGGCGTTAATGTAGCTGTCGGACTTGGTGTTGGACTTGGAACAATATAAGGTGGAATACATGCCGTCTGTTCTATTGTTATTGTAATGTTCGCTTCAATACCACAAACACTTTCTTTAAACCTATCCACAAAATATGTGTAATTTACTGGCATCTGTAAGTAATACCCGTAATCTGTAAGTTGGTTGATGAAGTCATTTACAAAGTCCCCCAATATTTCTTCACACAACGCCATACTATCCAACTGGTTAGAATTAACAGGATTATCCATATATTCATTCAACAAATCATATATCAACACAGAAAAACTAATATCCTGTGATGTGTCGTCTAATGTTGATGGTTGTGGAACAAAATGTATGGCGGGGTATTGTGTAATATAATCTTCCCTTGAATAGTCAGACAGATTACCCCAACTGAAAGTTTGTAGTATGGGGTGGTTCGTTGTGAATTGTCTGAAATATGTTATTAAGTTTTTAATCGTCATTTTACAGCGTTTTTATATTTTTGACTTTCCTTATCGGCTTTATCTAATCTATAAGATAAATACGATAAGACCTCGTATAAGTTTAGTTTTAATACTTCAGAAGATTTTAATATATCATCTTGTGCTGCCAACATCAAAGAATTATAATAAAAATCAACTACAGATTGTATTACTTCTTCTGTCGTTCTTTCTTCTTCTGTTGTTGTTCTTCTTTCATCTTCATCTCCGTAAAGTCTAGGAAATTGGTTGTAAGTTTCTGAACGAAAGTTGCGATAAAAAAAAAAGCAGATAAAAATATAGACATCGGAACTTTGGTCTTGAATAGTTCAATTCTGTCTTGGCATTCCTGTAAGTCATAATCTATCAGTTCCCTTTCATCACCCACCTTATCTGACTTTAATGGTTTATACAAGTGTGCTGCCAATAACCCCAAGTTAATCGGGTCTTGTGCGAAGAACACTTCCAAATTGACCCATTCTTCATAAGACAATTCAGACGGCTTTAATAGTCCGTATTTTATCCCATCAAGTTCAAAGGTAAGTTCCAATTTGGACTTATCACTTTCTGCTCCAAAGCTACTTCTAATCATTCTGGCTACAAACTTGATTTCTTGAAACTTGGCTTTCTTTAATCGTTCTAATGGTGCGTCAATAAATCGGCTCACCAATTCCAAATCTTCAACATCGGGGTTTTCCATATAATATTCGTATTCCGATATTGTAAGGGGTTTTACTGGGTAATCTTTGTTGTCTATTACTATTTTCATGAAAAACTATATTTAACTTTTGGCTTATCAACAAACTCCATCACCACATATCGTAGTGCGTCTAACAGGTGGTCTTGTCCTTGTGGGACATTTGTTAATCTACCACTTCTGTCCCTTTTAAACTTATAGTTCTTGAACTCTGTTATTAAGTCCGTTGATGTGTCTTTAATAAATATCTTGAATGTTCGCATTTTCTGTAGTCCAAACAAAACTGACCCATCACCTTTTTTCACACCCCTAATCCTGAACCCTGCTCTTCGTAGTTGTTCTATGGACTTTGGTTCTGAACTATCTGCTACTATTTCATAATTTCTGTCTATGTCGTTTTCCCTTAACAGATAAATCAAATCTTCGTTGGTTAGTCCTTGTTCGTATATTATTTGTTCCACATAAATATCTTTATCACCAACTACTTTTACCATCACCACGCCACACGCATCACTACCAAACCCCCAGTCAATACCCACATATGTTGCCTTAACATTCTTCGGTTCTTCTGTATATGTGTCTGGTTGAACGAATATCTTTTCACGGGGGGGAACAATCTTTCCTTCAGCATAAATCAAATACAAGTCATAATCCGTGTTCTTCAAATCCATAATGGACTGACGGATACTTTCTTCTAAAAAGGGGTTCTGTTTAAATGTTGAAACAATCAGTTCTGCGTTCTTTCTTTTTTCATAATCAAATCCCCACCAATCTTCTTCTACTTCAGGGTTGTATGCTCCGATGATATATTCTTCACAACGAATATCCAGTTGAACAAAACTATTTCTGTCTATGGTGTTAATTTCATCTACCATAGCCAAGGTTGATTTTAAACCGCGTAATTTTCCAGTCGTATCATCTAACCCTATAAACCTAACGATTGAACCATTTTCAAATGTGTATGTTAAATCAACTTTATTTAGTGTGCCCTTGTCGTATATCCCCATCTGTTCTAATACTTCCTTAAAATCAATTAGAAT